TCTTGGTGGATTTGTATCCGCTACGATTACTGGCAACCTGACGTTCTCGTTTACCAATCCAGCTGCTGGAGGTACAGAGTTTACTCTCGTGCTTACCAATGGGGGTGCACACACAATTACGTGGCCAGCAAGTGTTACATGGGCAGGCGCTACTGCTCCGACGCTTATGGCCAGCGGCACAGATGTGCTGCGGTTTACTTCCGGTAATGGCGGTACGACCTGGTACGGCTGGCACGAGCGGGATGAGGCTACGGCTCCCGGTGGGTCAAACACGCACGTGCAGTTCAACGACAGCGGCGCATTCGGAGGGCAAGCCGGCTTGGCTTACAACAAGACCACGGGCGCTCTCACGATAGGTTCGCGGGTGCTCGGCAGTGACGGCACCTCACTCTACTTTGCAGGCGGCGTGTATGGACTTTCCTACGGCTCCGGGACGCTTGTCCCCGGCAGTGCAGGCACATACGGAACCTTCTCGGCCGGCACCATCGCATCGCGAGGCGGCACGGGGTTCCTGCTCGAAAACACAGCGCTTATCTATCCACTCAACAGCGGCGCCATGATCCTAAACACGTCGCAGTCTGCGTATGTGGCGATTGGCAGTTCGCAACTCAATCTCTACGGCCCATCGAATACCACTACGGACACGGTACTGACGCGAGATGCTGCCGGGGTTGTTGCCCAGCGCAATGGCACAAACGCCCAAACATTCCGCGTATACGGCACATACACGGACGCCAGCAACTACGTCCGCGCGTCACTTGGGGCAACCTCCACAACTGTCACCGTGACTGCTGAGACCGCAGGAACTGGTGCTGATAACGTACCCGTGGTTATTACCCCTGCCGGAACGTCTCAGGTAGAAGTTGGTAACGGGGTACAGTTTACAGAAATGACAGCTCCATCTGCTCCGGGCGCAAACAAAGTGATCCTATTTGCGCAAGACAACGGGGCTGGTAAAACACAGCTTATGGCCTTGTTCCCTAGCGGCGCAGCCCAACAGGTAGCTATTGAACCGTAACGCCTAGCAGGAGATCTACAAATGGCACAGCTTAAAATCACGTTTCAAGCAACTACGGGCAATCAGCCTAGTAATGGGCCTAACTGGAATGCCTCCAAAGAGCAGCGATTTATAAACTGGGTATGGGCAATGTATGCTCCCAAAGATACTATTCCGGGATCACCTACATTTGGACAACTGCTACCACGCAATCTAGCCAACGAAACTATTGCGTTTCAGAATTATGCCGACGGGATTTACAACGGCACTAAAGCCAACATCCGTGCGTGGGAGAAGTCCGAGGTGGATAAAGCCTCTGTTGTTGCAGACATGGATTAACACAATGGCTGAGTGGGTAGACGTACTCAAGGAAGATCTGAAGCGTGATGAGGGCTTGCGTTTGAAAACCTACATTGACACGGTAGGTGTACGTACTATTGGCTACGGCCACACAAAGAACGTCAAAGCCACGCAGAAAATTACACAGGAACAGGCAGAAGAGTTGCTGGACAAAGACATTGCCGTAGCTATTGCTGATGCTCGCGTAGCTTGTAAATGTTTTGATACGCTAGATGGGCCACGCAAGACAGTCATTGCCAATATGTCTTTTAATCTAGGGCTAAATCGCTTGGCTCTGTTTCAGAGGACACTGGCGGCGGTATGTGCGGGCAAGTATCAAGATGCTGCTCTTCACATGATGCAGTCTAAGTGGGCTTCTCAGGTAAAACAGCGGGCTGTGCGGCTGGCTAAACGCATGTCTACAGGAGAGTGGTGATATGGCTACGCAAGGTAACGGATTACCTACAGATTATGACGTAATTGCACTGGCAGAGTACGCTAATGGCGCCTCCGATCAGGAGGTAGCCAAGGAATTGCGTATCTCCATGTCTAAATTCAAGCGTTTGTACAGCTCTGACGAGTCCTTCCGGGCAGTTATCGACGACGGGCGCGGGCACGCACTTGCGTGGTGGATGAAGGAAGGACGTGTCAATCTGCGTAATAAGCAGTTCTCGTACGTGGGCTGGTTCCAGAACATGAAGAACCGCTACGGTTGGGCGGACAAGGCAGAGGTCTCGGACACCATCACTAAGCCTATCGAAGCTATGTCTACAGAGGATCTGCAGAAAGACATCGAAGCTATGCTTGCCAGCCTATCCGGTCCCACCGGGAGTGTACGCGCTTGAGTACTGCGCAGCTAAGTCCAGAGCAGTTCTACGAACTGAAGAAGAAGTTGGAGGAAGTCCAGAGGCGCGTTGCTGTATCCGGCATGGCCAAGTGGTTTCAAGATGGTCCGCTCAGCATTGACAAGTATCCGAAGCACAAGCTCTTCTTTGGTCTGGGCAGTGAGCGTCGAGAACGCGTGTTCCTTGCGGCTAATCGTGCGGGCAAATCTACGGCAGGGGCGTTTGAGGTGGCGTGCCACGCTACTGGCAAATATCCCAAGTGGTGGACTGGACGTAGGTTTGATAAGCCAGTCGAGATCTGGGTGGCTGGTAAGGATAAGACTACTACACGTGACACCATTCAGGTAGCGCTGCTTGGCCCATTAGGATCTCCCGGTACTGGCATGATCCCTGCTGCGGACATTCGTCGTACGGCATCTATGCAAGGTGTGCCGAGTGGCGTCGAGTTAGCGTGGGTAACGCACGTATCCGGTGGTGTATCTACCATCGGTTTCAAGTCCTATGACCGCGGTGTGGATTCCTTCTTCGGTACTGCCAGAGATGTAGTGTGGCTGGATGAGGAATGCCCGGAGGATGTGTACGGCGAGTGCCTTCTTCGTACCATGACCACCAACGGCATCATGATTACTACCTTTACGCCAAAGAAGGGACTCACTCCACTAGTGTTGAGCCTCTGTCGTAAAGCGGACTTTATAGAATCGGAGCGCTTTATTGACATGGAAGATGGTATTACCAACCCAAGTCGTGCGGTAGTGATGGCCAGTTGGGATGACGTGCCCCATCTAGACGCTGATGCCAAGAGGCAGATTCTAGAAGGTACTCCTGCTATGCTGCGAGATGCCGTGGCCAAGGGTATCCCCACGTTTGGTGAGGGTAGCGTATTCCCACTTGGGCGTACGGACATCGAGTGCGATCCGTTTGCTATTCCGCAGCACTACCTACGCTGGTACGGCATGGACGTGGGCTGGAATTTTACGGCAGTAGTAGCCTTCGCGCAAGATCCTGATTCCAAGCAGATTTGGATTACGGATGTGTACAAAGGCGAACGCTCGGAACCGCTTATTCACGCTGCTGCCATCAAGGGCCGTGTCAAGGACTGGATGGTTGGGGCAATCGACCCGGGCGCACGGCAGCGCAGTTCGCAGGATGGCACGCAGTTGCTGCAGATCTACCGTGGGTTGGGGCTACAGATTATTCCGGCCAACAACAACGTGGAGTCGGGTATTGGTGCAGTTTGGGAACTGTTAAGCACTGGCAAACTCAAAGTGTTCAAATCGTGCACAGCGTTCTTCTCGGAATTCATGACGTACATCTACGAGAATGGCAGGATCAAGAAGGTCAATGACCATCTTATGGACGCTATGCGATACGGGATTATGACCATGGACAAGGTGGCTCGCGCAGCACCGACTACCGCTGCAGCTACAGGAGTGTCATATGCAAGACGTTTCAATTTCTAACGACCCCATGTCCAGTATCATGCTTGCTATCGAGGCCGATCCCGAGGCAGCTCAAGCTATTCTGGAGGAGCTGGAACGCGCAGCCAAAGTAGCAGAGGACGAGAAACAGCGGGCTATGGACGGGATTGCCGATGAGGTCGAGAAGACCTTGCGGACTCGCATGCACCAGCGTTCGCAGAAAGAAAGTGAGTGGACCATATCGCGCGAGTTGTACATGGGAGCACTTGGTGTGCCCATCACGTCTCGCCTGTTTCCCTCTGACGATGAGAAGCGTGACGATGCTGGTAGGCGTAAGCTGCGCCTAAACATCATCAAGCCCAAGGTCAAGACTGCAGTCAGTCAGATGATTGCCGCGCAGTTTGGTGGTGGGGAGAAAAACTGGTCGTTGCTTCCATCTAAGCGCCCAGAGATTGATACTAACGTAGATCCGTCCATTGCCGTAAAGCGTATGGAGGATATTATTGAGGATCAGCTCGAAGCTACGGACTACGTACGCGAGACCAAGTTGTCCATGTACGACCAGTCCATTCTTGGTACGGGTATCATGAAGGGGCCTATCAATACCGGGCACCTGAAGAAGATCTGGGAGCAGCAGCAGATTGTTGGCGATGACGGAAGTCCTAAGATCATCCGCGTACCCGTCATGGTGCCGGAGTATATCCCATGCGTCAAGCGTGTAGATCCGTGGATGTTTTATCCGGACATGACAGTATCTCGCATTGAAGACGCAGAGGATGCTATTGAAGTGCATCCCATGTCGAAACGGGATATGCAGCGGTTGCAGAAGCATCCCGGGTATTTTGGGGACGTTATTGGTCAGATCCTTGCGGAAGGCAAGAAAGACTTTATTGCGCAGATGCAGTTGCCTCCGTATAGCTTCCTCAACTCTGAGTTGTTCAAGGACAAGTACCTTGTGGCCGAGCGCCACGGGCGCATCGAGCGGGATTGCTTGTGCAAGATGGGCCTTGATATTCCTCCGGAAGCAGAAGGGCAGCCGCCAGTTGAATCGTTCTGGGCCGAGGTGTGGGTCTGTAACAGCCGCGTCATCCGCATCGAGTTGAGTAATCTGGAAGCTACGGATTGCGTGCCATATGCCGTTGATACATGGGAAGACGACCCATCCAGCATTTTTGGCTTTGGTCTGCCGCTCTTGAATGAGCACCAGCAGCGCGTTGCTGAGGGTATGTGGGATGCTATCGTCGAGAACGCCAAGATCAGTTCTGGTCCGCAGGCAGTCATCGACAAGAGCCTCATCGAACCTAACCGAGATGGTCGTTACTACTTGGAACCGTGGAATGTCTGGACAACCAAGGGCTTTGGCGTAGATGTAAACCAAGCTATCCAGTTCAAGGAGATTCCTAACCAGCAGCAGCCTCTCACAAACGTCCTAGAAATGGCTAAGAGCTTCG